GCCTACGAGATGCTCATAGCTGTAACCACCGTGTAAAGATGGCCCGAACTCTGGTTCGGTTAAACTGCACGTCATGGTTTAAAGTTTCCCTCTTGTCAATTTACGTTTGACAACGTCTGTATCCACGTTATACAGATGAACGGGTTTGATAGATAACCCCTAACTAGTGGTTGTTTAGTATGTGTAATCATCGGGAACTTGCTTCACGGAGAACAAATATGGCGTAACCGTTGCGTTTTGCGCAACGAACACCACTCTGTCACCAGGAGCATATTCGACAAGAAACTCCGACAAACAAGTTTGACCTGTTGTCGGGACGCTTAATCTAGATGAAATGAACGCTTTTGTGGCGCCATTGGCATCTTGATAAACGACGAAGTTAGGAGCCAAATCAGCAAATGATACGAAATAGAGAATTTGGTATCTTCCTTTGGTAATTCCAGGCGGGAAGTAGCAATACAATATAGCCGGATTAGCATCTTGTTTCCAAGAGAATCCAGATACATTCTTTGCTACGGTAAAACCCGTGAAAATGTTACCAGTTGAAGTACCGTTCACTAACGTGTAAATTTGACTGTTTGCATCTAACTGCTTCTTATAAAGCGTGATGTCGTAAGAGATCCACAGCTCACCTAAGGTGACTGTGTTCGCAGAAACGCCCGCACTAGCAATTTGAAAATTGCCAAGCGTGTTTCTATTCGCGACGTCCGAATCGACGGATCTATTGTACATGACTTTATAAGGTCTCTGTGCCGGATCGCACTCCACTCCATGAATTTGATTGCAAGAAGGTTTCTGACTCGAAGCGTAGTCAGCATTATCCATAACAATTTTGTTAGGATATGGCGCATCAAGTGCGTCATAATCCGTTGCCATGATAATACTACCCAAACCTTGCGCAGAACCATTAAAATCACTAGACGTTGAAACAAACTCAAAGACAATACCGTTGGGTTCCCACTGATCAAATTGTACAGACAATTTGCTAAGCCAGGGAAAACAAGCAGCGTTGTTTGGAGTAATGTAGAACGAAGTGTTCTTAAAAGTTCCGGCAGGGCCTGACACAACGTCTCCCAAGAACTCACGTTCTCGGACACGAATGCCGTTGGTGCCCTTGTTGTCGAATTTTGGCACTACCATTTGCCCTCCAACACTCTTCATGAGACTGTTGGACACAATTTCGTAGTCGCCAAAACCTAACAACTTGGACATACCTTCGCCTGCAGACCTTCCGAGATCTGACATACCGACTAAACCACCTAGCTTAGAACCGACTTTAGAAAATCCTGATTTAATATCAGGCATCTTACTTTCGATTCTATCTAGTTTTGATTGCAACTGTGTGAATTCATTAGAACTCACGTTGTAATCACCTCTACCTTTGATAGAGGATTTCACACCACGCATCGCCACACTCACACTCTTTTTATTTTTATTTTTATTGTTTGAAGACATTTACTATTATTTGATACTAAATTGAACACGCAACACAAGTATTTTTACAAAAGCTATCACCAGGAAATCACTACTGGGAAGCCACAACAGAAGCTTTCGCTTCCTCCCGACTTCTAGGAAGTACACAAACTAAATTGTAGTACTTTTCAAAATCAGGGTGATTTCGGAAACACTGAAGAAACGCCACTTGGCTTTCCTCATCAAAGAAACCTTTGGTGAGAACAGCGTAAGTTGTTTTCTTGATGTTTTGTTGGTAAGAGCCGGCTCTGCCGAAGTAGGTACTACAAAATGTATACTCACCGCATTGCTCCTCGTAATCTGTGACTTTCTTACCGTACGCCATGTGCGCACCGAAGTTTTCACGATTAGTATCAAGACAATCGTCACCACCAGTCTGAACGAATTCAACTGGATGGCCCACGGTATCTAAGGACACCAATTCGGAAATCCAAGCACGACAAAAACTGTTTTGAGAGAATGTACCAAGATCACCTGATGACATCTGACCTGCCCTAGGGACATACAGATAACCATCTGGAGTTTGGACAACTCTATGAATTAACATATAGTTGTATCCAATCACTGCGTAGGCATGACGGAGTTTCTTGGGGTTTAAAACCCAATTTTCGTCCATCAATCCCATACAATACAATTCTTTTGTGCAAGTCGCCCATCGGTCTGCTTCACAAACTGAATATTCCCACCCCTGAATGTCGTTGCTAGAAAGAGTTCCAATACGTTCGTATTTAGCTCTTCTTGCCTCAGTCTTCTCTTGTGTGGTAATATCCAACTGCGTCGCAGTGGGTAAATTGTCATGTGTTTGCTCTTCAAGCAGATGATTGCCAGTAATCAAACGAGCTACCAAATTTGTAATCAAGGACACCTGCGAAACTAATCGCGGTGGTTTCTTGACGCCATTTTCAATAGCACGTGGTTCACCTTTCGGACCAACCAAAACACAGTCGGCGATCCCGTTCTTCACGAGATCCATAGCCTCAACTATGTTTTGATCCTCCGTAGACTCAAAAGATTGATTCTCCCAGACAAGTTTGCCCAGTTTTTCAATATTTAAGAGTCGGTGATTCACAATTTGAAACACTTCTTCATCTACTGTCTTTTTCACATCTGCGTTCCTAGCCGCTTTATAAACAAGTGGAGAACCAGGGGTTTTCGTCAAATCAACTTTTGCCCAAGCTGCTTCATATGCTGAACGCAGAAGGACGTCGCCATCCTCACGATCAAAGAAAGATTCATAATTTTCTTCAACGACGAAATATTTTCGCTGTAAAAAGTCAATTATTCTTCTGTCTCCAAAAGTGAACGACGACTTACTAGGAGGGATTACTCGCTCTTGGTATCGTTGGAAGATGACTGAGATTGCGTCTGGGTGGTTAAGCGAAGGATAGAATTCTCGATAGATTTCTGCTGTTCCTTGAGGTTCAATAACTTTTGCTCTTGGGAAACGCCTTTTCGCTTTACCGACTTCGACGAGACGACTGGTGGTGGACAGGGTTTTAACTCCTCCAACTTCGTAGAAACTAAGTTGGGCTGGGTTTCCGAGGACGATGTTTTCATCGGCTCCGTAACTACCTGGGAGGAGAGCGACTTCACCTTCAGTGTTGTTGAAACGCACTCGTTTAGTGGTTTCTGCACTGGTGCAATCTTCTCCGTCGTCACCTTCATCGTCTGTGTAATCACTGACGCCTGGCCTTGTTGTGGCAGCGAGTCCCTGCCTGAATGAAAATCCATCTCGCCCAAAGTTACTAAGGTTAAATGTTTCTTCGATTCATGGTTTCTACTTCTGTAGCGTGCAACGACAGCTTTGGCTTCTTTGCTCTTTCTACCGTATCCCTGATTGTCTAAATCAGTTAACTCGGCTTCTAGATCACGAAAACCTCGCTTATCGCTAGAGTTCCATAACTCTGATGCGAGTTCCAACAAGTCTGCATCATCATGATTCTCATCTCTGAGATGTCTGAGATACTTATCGTCGGTTCTTTTCGCCAAGAATTCTTCAAGATCGTAATCTTCCAAAATCTCATAAGAGTTTTCTGGTACGCTTGAAAATTCAAGGTTTGCGCCAATTTTAACATTCTTTGTGCTTCGTGGAAACACGAATGTTAGAGAAGTAAAATAATTTCTGTTAAGAACTGGTTCAGATCCGTTATGAATACCAACCAGAGAGTCGTCTTGGTAGATTCCACATCCAGAGGCACCCTTTTCAGTTGAATAACTGCTGGTGTACTCCCTACGAGAAGCTACAATTTCTTCACCTCGTCGAACCATACGCTTTTCAGCTGGGATACCGGCGCTACTTAAAACCTCGGTAGGTTCCCCAGCACGAAGAGTGTATACTGCTCGTACAGGTCTAGATAAAACTAACTTCTTTGTGCGGACGGGAGAAATTGCTAACCTTGCTCCGAAACTAAAATCGGGGTACCACATCGCCACATCACCAACAATGATAAGGCTATCCTTGTTGATTTTGACTGGTTGCTTGCTACCTTTTGAGGCAAAGTATTCACTTTCTTCCTCAGAAAAATTGTGTGCCACTGTATAACAGCAGGACCTTTCTTCTGCATCCTTTCCAAGCACTCCATTTCCTACAAAAATATACTGATTTCCTGCAACCCTCTTCACAATTGTAAAGATAGATTTTGAGTCATCAATTTTCGAGACTGGTGCGCCTGTGGCCATTTCTAGCATGGAGGTTGTTACTTCTCCAAGTTGCCAGATATCGCCGGTTGGTGTTTTCAACACTTTGTGATTGACTCCGTCAATCAACATCGTTGTTACAGGTAACACTCCACAATACATGTCTGTGCGTTGAAATTTTGGCTTGCAAAAACTCTGAATGGTATGGGTTGACATAATCATCGAAACGACGATAAAGCTAGTTCCATCAAACAAAGTTTCAGCAAGGAAAACATACAAAGCAGTAACAAGAAGAACCTTATTCAACTCAAACATATCGTGAATCCACGAAGTGTTATTGTCTTTGGTTTCTGTTACATATGTATAAACCTTTTCGCGAACGTGCGCTGTTTCGCGCCAACCGTACACCATTACGCCGCATCCGAGCATCGTCAAGCCTACATTTCTACCGGTTATGTTTTGGTACATATAGACACTTGTTCCAGCTGCGCTTTCGGTTAACGTGATTCCGTTAAGAAACGTTGACCAAGCCAGTGGTACGGTGACAGACAAAGCATTAGCAATAAAGCCAATGATGCCGATGGCGATCGAAGCGATCATCCACATGAAGTCGAAAATTGTTTTGTAATTTAATGCACTTTGTGACATTTTGTTTGAAATTGTTTTCGCAGTAAA